TCACGTTTCTGTTAAGGTTGGTGGTAAAGAAATAGATGGCACAACAATGCGTAAACTATTGGGCTCAGAAAAATATGATATAGAAATTAAAGAGAAATTTTTTAAGAAAATGTTTGGATATTTTGATCAAAAGATATTTGATCTCTTTGTTAGCTCATTTAAAGAGGGCATAATATTAGAGGGTGGTGCTTATGGTCACATGGCACACCCGTTTGATGACTATGCGCTAACATTTGGTGATCTAAAAGAGATAATCGACATAGGCTTGCAGGGTAAATTGGATAAAGAAGAGTCAGCAACAGAAAAATTAGATGGTCAGAACATTATGGTGTCAGTTGTAGATGGAGAAGCCCGTGCTGCAAGAAATAAAGGTAATCTTAAAACTGGTGGTATGACACTTGATGATGTAAAGAGTAAATTTAAGCACCATATACCAACTGTTAGAAATGCTTTTGTTTATTCAATGGTAGATTTAAAGTCATCTTTAGAGCGGCTATCTAAAAAAGATCAAGAAGAATTGTTTGATAATGGTAAAAATTGGGCAAATATAGAAATACTTTATCCTGATACAAAGAATGTAATAGATTATGATGGCGGAATGCAAATTATATTCCACGGAATCTTAAAGTACAATGAAGCATGGACGCCTTCAGGTGAAATTAGAGGTGGTGGCAAAAAATTAGCTACAATTATTAACAAGTTAAACAAAGGAATTCAGACAAAATTTGCTTTTAAGGGGCCAAATGTTCTTAAGATAGCAAAATCAAAGGATTATGCTAAGAAACGACAATACTTTTTTGGTGCTTTGAAAAAGTTGCAAGATATATATAAACTGAAGGATACAGATGAGGTTTCATTATACCACCAACACTTTTGGTTAGAATATATTTTGGCTGGTGCACATTCTACAGATTTTGCAAGTATACCAGATAATGTTTTATACCCACTTATGAAAAGATGGGCATTTTCAGATAAGAGTTACAAGATGACTGAGATAAATAAGCTAAAGGAAGACCATCCAGGGTTTGTAGAATGGGTTAGGACAACTGAAAAAGAAGACCATGCTAAGATGTTAAAGGAAAATATGCGCCCATTTGAGGTAATATTTTTTGAGTTAGGGGCAGAGATACTTAGTAATGTTAGTAATTGGTTAGCACCAAACCCATCAGCAACAGTACAAGCATTAAGAAAAGATTTAGATAAGGCATCAAAAGAAATAAGAAGTAAAAAAGATCCTTCTTCAATTAGTAAGCTAGAAGCACAATTAAGTAAGATAACAGCAATGGGAGATTTATCAAATTTAGTTCCTTCTGAAGGATTAGTTTTTAAATACAAAGGTAAAATTTATAAATTTACAGGTTACTTTGCACCAATTAATCAGATAACAGGTTTAATGAAATTTTCAAGGTAAGTATGGGATATAGTAAAGAAACACAAAGACAAAATGAAGTATTAGGAGATTTATTAGCTGGAAGAGAGCCTGAAAAAAGAATTATGATTGGTTACGAAGGTAAAAAAGATCCTAATTTTGGTAAAACACGAGAAACTGAATTAACTAAAATAATGAAGGATGTTAGAATGCCGTGGTTCTGTCCTGAATGTAATAAAATAATGAAAAATCAACGATTAGATGGCAAAATGTGGAGGCTATATAATCATTGTTTTGATTGCCAACTTCAAATAGAGCATAAAATGAGGGTTGAGGGTACATTTGAAGAATGGGAAACAGGCAAATATTTACAAAATAAGAAATCAATCATTAAAGAACAGCTAGAATCAATAGCTAGTTGGAAAAAACAAGGTGATACAACGTTTATAGAGCCCGTAAATATAGATACAGGCTTTGTTCATAAAGAAACGTATAAGAAAGATCCTAAAGTTGAACAAATGGCAAATGAAGCGATAGAAGAATTAAACATAGCATTATCTGAGATTAATGAAGTAATAGAGCAATTTAATGGCAACTCAAAAGCAAATTAGAGACCAAATAAAAGAAGAGTACGTTAAGTGCGCACTTGACCCTGTGTACTTCATGAAAGAGTATTGTTATATTCAACACCCTGTAAAGGGCAAAATTAAGTTTAATTTATACGATTTTCAAGGTAAAACATTAACTGACTTTAAAGAACATGACTATAATGTAATATTAAAAGCAAGACAGTTAGGATTATCAACACTTTCAGCAGGATATTCATTGTGGTTGATGACATTTCATCATGATAAGAATATTTTGGTTATTGCAACCAAGCAAGAGGTGGCAAAAAATTTAGTTACAAAGGTAAGAGTAATGCATAAAGGTCTTCCTGCGTGGTTAAAGCAGAAATGTGTTGAAGATAATAAGCTATCACTTCGATATAACAACGGTTCTCAAATAAAAGCAATTTCTTCAACTGGAGAAGCTGGTAGATCTGAAGCATTATCACTTCTTATAATTGATGAGGCTGCATTTATTAAAAATATTGATGAAATATGGGCAGCAGCACAACAAACGCTAGCAACAGGTGGTAAGTGTATTGCATTATCTACTCCAAATGGTATGGGAAATTGGTTCCATAAGACGTGGTCAGATGCTGAAACAGGCGCTAATAGTTTTAATTTTATAAAATTACATTGGACTGTACATCCAAATAGAGGCCAAGAATGGCGTGATGAACAAGATAAATTATTAGGACCTGATATGGCAGCACAAGAATGTGATTGTGACTTTATCACATCAGGACAATCTGTTGTACCAGGCCCAATTTTAAAAGAATATCAAGATAATTTTGTACAGAAACCAATTGAAAAACGATTTAATAATACAATGTGGATATGGTCTCAGCCCGTTTTAAATAAAAGATACATACTTAGTGCTGATGTAGCACGAGGTGATGGTGCTGATTACTCTGCATTTCATATTTTAGATCTAGAAACACTCGAACAGGTTGCAGAGTACAAATCAAAGGAAGGTACAACAAGGTTCGCAGGAATATTAATGTCAGTAGCAACTGAATACAATGATGCGCTACTGGTAGTTGAAAATAATAATGTTGGATGGGCAGTATTACAAATATTAATAGATAGAGATTATAAAAATTTATTCTGGATGAAGAAAGATTTAAGATATGTAGACGTCAATAGACAATATACAAACAAATATAAGAATGAAAACAAACAAATGGTTCCAGGCTTTACAACATCATTAAAAAGTAGGCCCCTTATTATAGAAAAATTAGCACAATTTGTTAGACAAAAAGAGCTAAAAATAAATTCCATTAGATTGATAGAGGAATTATTTGTATTTATATTTAATAATGGGAAACCTGAAGCTTTGAAAGGCTATAATGACGATTTAGTTATGAGTATGGCTATTGGGCTTTGGATAAGAGAAACAGCATTAAGGCTTCATGATGAAAATATGAGAATGACAAGAGAAGCTATGCAAAAAATAGATGGTAATGCTGGTGTATACACAGTTGAAGAAACAGAAGACTATGGTTGGAAGATGCCTGTAGGCGACAAAAAAGAATCACTAACTTGGTTAATAGGTAAAGAGTAAAATGGCAAAACAAGATACATTTTTTGATAGAATTAGACGATTATTTTCTACTAACGTTATAGTAAGAAACGTTGGAGGTAGAAAATTAAAGATAGTAGATACAGATAACATGCAAATAGGATCCAAACAATTAATGGATCGTTATACTAGGATGTTTTCTACAACAGCAGGATATGGTGGCTATATGGGCTATTCTGGAGAGCTAGCTAAGGCTCAAAGAATATCACTATTTAGGGACTATGAGGCAATGGATGATGATTCAATTATTTCTTCTGCACTAGATGTTTATGCAGACGAATCAACAATGAAATCAGAGTACGGTAATGTCTTAGAAATAAAAAGTAATAATAATCAGATAAAAGATATTTTACATAATCTTTTTTATGATATATTGAACATAGAATTTAATTTATGGCCGTGGATCAGAAATCTAGTTAAGTATGGAGACCTTTATTTGCATTTAAATGTACAGGAAAAATGGGGTATTATTAATGTAGAACCTCTTTCTCCTTATGATGTGTCAAGAATTGAAGGGTGGAATCCTGAAAATCCAAATGAAGTTAAGTTCATATTAGATACAACAGATCCAAGAAACCAAGCAGGTAATGCTCCAAGAACAGAATTTGAAAATTTTGAAATGGCACACTTTAGAATGTTATCAGATTCAAACTATTTACCATACGGTAAGTCAATGATAGAAGGTGGCAGAAAAACCTGGAAACAATTAAGCCTTATGGAAGATGCTATGTTAATCCATAGAATTATGAGAGCACCTGAAAAACGTATTTTTAAGATTGATATAGGCAATTTACCTCCAAGCGAAGTAGATACATACATGAAAAGAATCATCGATAAGATGAAAAAAGCTCCAGTTGTAGATGAAAATACTGGTGATTATAATTTACAATATAATATGCAAAATCTTACTGAGGATTTTTACTTACCAGTTCGTGGTGGTGATAGTGGAACAGCAATAGAATCTCTTCCAGGATTAACTTATGAGGCTGTTGAAGATATTGAGTATTTAAGAAATAAACTTCTAGCAGCACTTAAAATTCCAAAAGCTTTCTTAGGATATGAAGAACAAGTTGGATCTAAAGCTACATTGGCTGCTGAAGATGTTAGATTTGCTCGTACTATAGAACGAATTCAGAGGATCGTTGTTAGTGAACTCACAAAAATAGCTGTAGCACACCTTTATTCACAAGGGTTTACTGATTCTGCATTGGTTGATTTTGATTTAACGCTAACAAATCCGTCTACAATTTATGAGCATGAAAGATTAGATTTATGGGACAAGAAAAGTATATTAGCAGATAACATGGCTCAAGCTGGATTAGTTTCTACACAGTGGGTGTATGATAATATATTCAACTTTAGCGATGAAGAAGTTGCGAAGATTGATCAAGAAGTAATAGAAGATAAAAAAGGAGCATTTAGACTTTCACAAATTGAAATGGAAGGCAATGATCCTGTACAGTCAGGCCAAGCTATTGGAACGCCTTATGATATGGCAACAGCAATGGCACCTGAAGGAACACCGGGTAATATAGATCAAACAGGTGATGAGGGAACACCTACTGGAGCAATGTTTGATGAGGATGAAGACTATAAATCAAGAAAAAAAGTATTAAAAAATAAATCTGCTAGAAGAGACAAAGAGGATAGAAGCAGACTTGGTGGCGTACGTGACGTATTGGGTAAATATGATTATGCAAATGTAAGAAAACGTTCAAATAACAATCCAATAAAACATAATTACAGAAAAAGTCCATTAGCATTATCACACTTAGATAAATTAAAATCTCACTATGGTGACAAAGAAAAGAAAATGATTACAGAGGTTGATAAGATTGATGATGAGTTTAATGATAAAAAGACTGATAATAAAAGAAAATAAATTTATATTTATAGATGATAATTTAGCTAGGGTTTAAATGAAGCATTCTAAATACAGAAATACAGGCCTCTTATTTGAGTTACTTACGAGGCAAATAACAGTGGACATTATGAATAATGTACCCTCATCTTTAGCAACTGAAATATTACAAAAGAATTTTCATAAAGGATCAGAGCTTTTTAAGGAAAACAAGCTTTTCAATGTCCTTATGGAGTCAAAATTTAAATCGTCAGATAGAGCTGAGCATTTAATTGAGACTACCGTTAAGGCATATAGTAAAGTTATAGACAAAAATAAGCTTAAATTAGAAAAATACAACCTTATCAAAAGCATTAAGGAAGGTTTTGATCTAAATGAATTCTTTAAATCTCGCATAGGTAATTATAGAATTTTAGCAGCTGTAAATAATGTACTAAATGAGGATTATAGCAATCCTGCAGGTCTTTCTAAAAATCATTATACTATTGTAGAGAACATGACGTCTGATAAGAAAACAAAAGAGTCAGAATTAATGGTAACATTGCGTCGTGAAAATAAAGATTTACGTAGTATAACTTATAAAATTTTAATTGAAAAATTTAATCAAAAATATAAATCACTTTCTAAGAATCAAAAAGATGTTTTAAGAGAATATATTAATAATATTTCTAATACAAATGGTTTAAATGATTTTTTAGAGTCTCGTTTCAAAGGAATTTCTTATGATTTGAAAAAATCATTATCTAAAGTTGATGATAAAGTGATAAAAATAAAAATTAAAGAGTGTATAAAGCTAATAGAAGATACAAAGTATAGTACAAAGAAGCATACACACAATGTTTTGAAGCTAATGAGATTTCAACAACTAGTTGAGGATGTAAAAAATGCAACAAAATAAAAAATTAGTAGAGCTTATTAGAAAAATGATACGTCAAGAAATTGAAGAAATGACCTCTACTGCTAGCGCTGGTGGCGAATATTCTACTCCACATGCATTTAGTGATAAAGAAAAAGAAGAGGAAGAATTAAAACTGTCTAAGGGAATGTCTGTTGTTAAAGAAAATTACTATCAATGGAAAAATAATGAAGAATTATCAACAAAGCAAAAAATAGCAAGATCAATGACAGCAATAAGAGATAGCATTGATTTAATTGATAAGGCAGTTAAGTACAATGTAAGATTAAAAACTGAAATGCAATTTGAATCTGATAGCTATATGGATAGAACAAAAGTAGCACTTAATAAAATTTCAGAAAAACTAATAAGATTATCACAAAGAGTAAAGGATTTAGTATAATGAAAAAACTTTTAGTAGATACAATACCTTTTGAAGTTTCTAGAAACGAAATTAATGAGTCAATGGATAAAAATTCTGGAAGATTGATTGTAAATGGAGTTTTGCAAAGAGCAGAAGCAAAGAACCAAAATGGTAGAGTTTATCCAAAAGAAATTTTAATGAGAGAAGCTAAAAAATATTCTAGTGAGTTTATTAAACAAAGAAGGGCAATGGGAGAATTAGATCATCCTGATAGCTCTGTTGTCAATTTACAAAATGTATCTCATAATATATTAGAAATGCATTGGAAAAATAATGATTTAGTAGGTACTGTTGAAGTACTTAGTACACCAGCAGGTAATATTTTAAGAGAATTATTTAAAAGTGGAATTAAGTTAGGAATTAGTTCTAGAGGATTAGGATCAATTAAGCAAGAGAATAATGAAGATGAAGTTCAGAATGATTTTGAATTAATTGCATTTGATTTTGTTTCAAATCCTTCAACACATGGTGCATTTTTGCAACCAGTTCATGAATCAAAAGGATCAGCAATGACTACTAATAAATGGGCATGTGTTGAATCTGATATAAGAAATATTTTAATGGGAAAATAAGATGGCAAAAAGTACAAAACTAAAAGACATATTGAAAGAAAGCATGGGTATCGGTGGAATAGTTCCTATGGAAGCCATAGGAGATATGAAAGGATCTGACGGCGCTAAGTTACTACAAATGGCCAAAGAACTTGTGGCAAAAGAAAACGATCAAAAACTTATGACTAAAGAAGATCTTATCAAGACAGTATCAGAATTCCAGTCTTACGGCCCATCAATTTATAAGAAGCATAATTTAG